TCATAGGTGTACGTGTAGTACAGCTAGATAAGAAAAGAAAGTGTGACATTTTTGCAAGATAGCTGTGGTATTTTTGTTTAAGTTGTAGGCTCGGCGGAACATTTAACTTGGCGAGTGCGGCCAATGTTTCGCAGTTAAATGAAGCGGCCAACTACTAAGCTTAGTAGTTTAATTTTGGGCAAAGAAAAAGCCCGGCAGGCTGTTAAACCTACCGGGCTATGTTTGGTCGACGTTATTGTGACGTTATTGTTTCGTTTGTTTTTTGGTAGCTGCAAGCTGAGCGGCTTGTTCTGCCGCTTCATATGCGGCCAATTGTTTTTCGTACGATGGCAACTTACCGCGTTTAGCGGTAGAATATTTTTCAATATCCTTTTTGTCCATGCCACCGAAAATGATATCGGAACATGCCTTACGAGTTAGGTTCTCGGCCGCATCGCCATCGTCATCGTGCGACGATATCGTTTGCTTGTATGTTTCGCTTTCTTGCCAATCATCAAGCATGGCATCGCACTCGGCATTCCATGGCATTGGGCTTCTGAATGCATTGATAACAGCCGTAATGCTTTTCCAGCCATAGATTTTGCACATGTACTCAACAGCCTGTTGGTTGCTGTTAGCTGGTAGGAGTGCATGGAACAGCGGGTTCGCTGATGCCTGATTGTATTTGTCGATAGACTTTGGTTTAACATCTGCAGCTACCATTGCCTCCTTCACGGTATCTTTAATGCCGCCGTGATGCGGGACGGGCAGGTTGGCCGAGTAAACAACAGCCAATTGTGTGAAGAGCATGAAAGCGGCGTCATTCGCTTTGATGCCCTTTGCCCGGCGCGCCTTGTCCAGTGTATTGAATGACACGGCGGTTTCAACAGCGCATTGAATGGCAACGTCTGTATCAATCTTAGACGTTTCAATGATTGCTTCAGATACGGAGGCGTTTAGCTTGTTTTTACGTTGTGCGTTTGTAGACATTTTGAAATGTTCCCATTTACTCTGCAAGGCACTCAACAGGCCGTGTGCATCTATAGCAGCGGAATGCGTCATGCCTTGCGGTTGAGGGATAGTGCATATTCGGTGGCGAAACTACTTATCGCCTGAGCGGTTGCCTGAGACTTTCACATCCTTTGACCATTAAGAGCGGACATCCCGAATGCCCTATTGCTCAATGTGCTTGTTTGCTTGCCTTGCGGCAGTATCGTCAGCAGCACATGATCTGGCTAGTACAATTCGGATTATTTCAGCAATGCCATATAGTGTCAACAGTGTCGTGGCGGGGCAGGATATCAGGCTGGCTTGAAGTACTAACGTTAGTACTTGGAGAGGGAGACATGGAGAGGGAGAGCGATAGGCATGGCGACATGGTATGTAGGGGATATACCATCAAGGCACTTTATGTCAGCGTTATATGTTCCACGTTAATTATTTCAGCATTACAAAAGCTGATCACATATTAGTTGTCGCAAATGTATGAAGCGCACCCATTTAATATTTTAGTTTGTCAATTCTGCAGCAGTTAAGTGATTGAAAGGCGACACAAAATAGCGCCCACAGAATTGATGTTATCATTGAGTTATTTGGCGCGACATTTTGACAACAGCCACCCCATGCGGGGGCCATGCCGCCTACGTACGTTACGTATTATGGACCTCTACACAGAGCAGGAAAATGACTAGTTAACCACAAGAACAACTGTCACGGTAATATATAGAAGTACACACACAACAGCATTAACCGGCACTCATTATACTATACTGTGATATATATGACACACTTTAAATGTTTTTTTTAACATTATGCATTTTTTACTTGACAAGAGGGGTAAATTTAGGTATAATGTGTAGCATTATGTGAAATTAGTTAAACATGAGTTAAACTAATCATTAAATGTTCTTCAAAATAACTAATAAATATAAAAAAGATAGTTTAACTAGAGTTTAACTATAGATTAACTAATCATTAAGTATTCTTTAAATAACTTATAAATATAAAAAGATATATTAAATAATAATTTAACATAAAGTTTAACTATAGTTAAACTATACTATAATTATAATATCTGTATTTCTTTAAGGACTTGTATGTTATGCCTTATAAACGAATAGGTAAAATTATACATAAAAAAACAAGTAAGGGTTGGATAAAAAAAGCTAAGGTTTCCATAAACCTATCTAGACTATATCTGAAATTGAGGTGGGCAGGAATGTCTGTAGAAAAGGCTAAAAAAATGATTAAACTATTATATTTAAAGGAAAAAGAAAAGAAATAAATAAATGACTATTTCTTTAAGTAAATGTTTAGCTGAGTTTCATAGTGCTTTTGGCTGTACGAGAAACCAAAGCTTTAAAACAAATACTATTGAAGACACAGAGTTACTTTTATTGAAAAAAAGATTAATAAATGAAGAAATAAATGAGGTTTTTGAAGCTATTAAGGAAAAGAATGATACACATGTACTTAAAGAGCTTGTTGATCTCGTGGTTGTTTGCGTTGGTATGGCCGATACTTATGGTTGGGATTTTGATAATGCTTTTAAGCGTGTCCACGAGTCTAATATGTCTAAGCTTGATGATGAAGGTAAGCCAATCTACAGAGAAGATGGGAAAGTACTTAAATCTAAAAACTATAAAGCTCCGTATTTAGACGATTTGGTATAATAATACATTTTTTACTTGACAAATATGAAAAAAAGACTACAATGGTATAATGATTTAACTTTAGAAGCATTTTATCACAGTGTGGCAAATTATAAAGAACGAATAAAGCTTCCTCATCATGATGTTGTTTATATAAGAGCAGCTATAAGGGAGAAGACAGGACAAACTTTTTCTTATGAACAAGTGCATAATGCACTGAAAGCTGAAGGATGGAGTAAAGATTGATGGGTGAGGTAATTTCTATTGGAAAATTTAAGCCTGAAGAAGATACACTAATATTGTGTCAAATATGTGACGGAAAAGACATTTTGGCTTTAACTTATTTTGTGTATGAAGACGGTTCATTTAAATGTACTAATTGTGGCACATCTTATATGTTTAATATAGCTGCAAATGACAGGATATGATTAAGGTAACTCCTGAAGCAGATGCACATTTATGTTCCATTATTGAAAAAGAAAAAGCACATGGAGTTCTGCTATCAGTTAAGGGAGGTGGATGTGCTGGCTTTAGCTATGACTGGAGTATAGTGCATGAGCCATCAGGTGAAGCAGTACCACTGTCCAAAGGTACTCTTTATATTGACCCAATTGCCGTAATGTATATACTTAATACTATTTTAGACTATAAAAAGGATGTATTTGGTACTATATTAAAGCTTGAAAATCCTAATATAGTTTCATCTTGTGGATGCGGAGAAAGTTTTTCAGTAGCATAAGGAGGTAAGAATGATAATAAATGAAGAAGTACATGCAGTAATGGATGATAAAGATAAACAGTATTGTGAGGATTGTGGGAATAAATATCCAAGTACTTATGATTTTGTAATTAATTCATATGGTCAATATGTATGTGGGGCTTGTGCCGATTATATGGAGTAATGTATGGTAGGAATGTTATATGTAAGATACACGCAATATAGCAATATGTTTAATAATAAAACTATTTATGAGGAGGAACTAATGGTAAAAAATATGAAACTAATAGTTAAATACATACTTCTTGTACCAATCACACTTTTAGAATGGATTGTATGGCCTATAGCTAAGATACATGCAGGACTAACTGCAGTTTCTAATTGGCTAAAAAGAATCGGTACATAATGGATATGTTTGTATTTATATTGATGAATGTATTGTTTTTTTATATTATTTAAGGGGAACTAGATATGACAAAAACAGTAGGAGATGAAAAAGAACTTAAAAAATCTTCAGACGAAGAATATATACAGTACTTTCTAAGTACAAATCCTAAATACAAACCTATTATAAACTCATTTGATCTTGGAGACGAAAATAAAGCTTTACCACAAGCAACGAGAAATAGAAATAAAGTTAAATGGATTAAAAAAAATATAGAAGATATAGAATGGAACAAGAAAAGAGAAGGAATGGCTACTCCAGAAGGTCTTCCACCTGCTTCAGAAAGTCTATTACCAAGACAAAATAAAGGTGGTCTATCTAAAAAGCCTAAGTTTATGAAGGGCGGTTCTTATAAAGGTAAGTCCCATATGTATGCCGCTGGTGGTATGGTTAAAGAATTAAAAATATAAGGAGTACGTAATATGCCTACAGTACATTGGCCCTATACAAAAAAGGGAGAACAAAATGCAAGAGACGCAGCAAAAGAATATGGCGGTAAATATATGAGTGATAAAAATAGTAAAAATGGTAAAGGAGGTGGTGCTTCCATTATGATTGCTGTAGGAACACCAAAGCCAAAGAGAAAATCCCCTGCTAGGAGAACTCGTAAAAAGGGGTAATTAAATGGCCCGTAAAAAGAAAGCCAAAAAGAAAGAAGAAACTAAAAAAACTCCATACGATCCATTAGCTAACTGTAGCGAACAGCCTTTTGACGAACATCGTCCTTATTTAAAAGAAGCTCATGATATAGGACATTTAATCTGGCTTTTAAACAATGGTAAACTTAGTCTTCCGTACCACGAACATAAACAGGAAGCATTAAATTTTAATTTACCATTTGACAGCATTGAGAAAAGCTATTATAATACAAGTCCAAATCTTGTAATACTGGATGATTTCTTAAATGAAGAAGCATTGCAAAAACTTCGTAGTTACTGTCTTGAGTTTCCTTTTTGGAATACTATTTATGGCAGGGGCTATCTAGGAGCATTTAGGGAAAATAACTTTCATCCACAGGTTCTAACTACATTAGCTACAGAACTTATGGAAAATCTACCTAACATCTTTAACAATGCCAATAAAAGACATCTTAGTCAAATGTGGGCATTTAAGTACGAATCAAAATGTCCCGGTATAGATGTACATGCAGACTTTGCTGCTATTAATACTAACTTTTGGATTACCCCTACAAAATGTAATGCTCATTATGATGAAAAAAGAAAGATAGGTAAATCAGGGGGTATGTGGATTTGGGATGTAGGTGCTCCACCAGATTGGGATTTTAGTAAATACAATGGTGACGATAAAACTGAAGTAATTAAATATTTAAAAGATAATAATGCTAAAGCTATTTATGTACCGTATAAATACAACAGATGTGTACTATTTGATTCTAATTTGTTTCATAAGACGGCAGATGTAAATTTTCATCCCGGTTTTGAAAATAAGAGAATTAATGTAACTATGTTATTTGGTAATAGAGAAAATACAGGAGTGGAGCCGGAAGATATGCTAGAAGTAAAAAAGCTTAAAGAAACATTTACAAAGCCTCTTACTAATGTTAAATAGTGAGGAATATATATAATGGGCGATATTGAAAGAAAGAACGAGATTGATATCGTCCAGATTCGTGGAGAGATAAGGCTTTTAGCAGAAAAAATAGATGTTATAAAAACAAACGATCTTCGTCATATTCAAAAGTCCGTAGATGGTATAAATAAAATTTTATGGGCGGTAAGTTTTCTCATTCTTGCTCAATTAGCTATGGGAATTAAAACAGCTATTTTTGGATAAAGTAATGTTATTAGCAAGTGTATCTTTTAAGTGGTCAGAACTTGAATGTAAGTGTGGTTGTAAAACTATATATGTAGAAGATGAAGCAATTGATAAACTACAAAAATTAAGAAATATATTACAAAGACCAATGATTATTAACAGTGCGGCAAGGTGTCCTTTACATAATGTAAGAGTAGGGGGTTCTCCTAAAAGTCAACATAGATCAACCAAACAAAGTCCTTCTACAGCATTTGATATTTCTTTAAAAGGATTAAATAAAGAAGAACTAATTAAAGCAGCTAAATTTGCAGGTTTTAAAGGATTAGGTGTAAATTATAATAGCTTTGTACATGTAGATAATCGTAAATATTTTGCAACATGGTAAGGAGATTTAAATGTTCGATATTATTGCATCTGTATTAACAGGTGGTGCTACAGGTATTATAGGAAGTTTAATTGGTACTGTAGGACGATTTTTTGAAAAGAAACAACAGTTAAAAGAAATGACGTTGCAGTTTGATCAGGAATACAAATTGCAAGAGTTACAGATTTCTTCACGTAGAGAAGAGGCAGAAAGTGAAAGAGCTATTGCAGAACTACAAGCTGAATCAGAAATAAAGACAGCTTCATATGCACATGATGCTTCTTATGGAATAACTACATTAACAATAGCGGCAATACTACGCTTTGTTCGTCCTGTGCTTACTTTCTTACTTCTTGCTTTTACTGTATATATCTTTTGGGAAGTTAGCGAGAATCCCAGTATTGTTCATGAATTGTCAAATCAAATCATGTTCTTGACGACAACTGCCGTAGCTTGGTGGTTTGGAGATAGAAGTCTACGCAAATGAGGGAATTAACTACAAGACAAAATACATTTCTTCAAGTTTTATTTGATGAGGCTGGAGGAGATTATATAAAAGCTAAAGTACTTGCTGGTTATAGTGAAACTTCAAGTACTTCTGAGATTGTGCGTTCATTGAAGGATGAAATTCTTGAATTAACAAGAGAATATCTTGCTGTAAATGCACCAAGAGCAGCCAATGCTTTAATATCTGTATTGGAACATCCTGCTGAATTAGGTAATCAACATAGATTAAATGCGGCAAAAGAGATGTTAGATCGTATTGGTATACAAAAAACAGATAAGGTAGAAGTGTCTGCTCCGCAAGGAATCATGCTTCTTCCTCCAAAAAATCATGCCGTACCGTAAAGGAGATTACTCAAAATACCATAGCAGTAAGCGTATGAAAAATGAACGTGTCATACGAAATAGAAATAGACGAGTAGCTGCACGTAAAGGTTTGGTAACAAAAGGGGATGGTACACATATTGACCATAAAGATGGTAATCCAAGAAACAATCGTGTAAGTAACCTAAGAAAAATTCCAGCAAGAAGAAACAGAAAAAAACAATAATGTACGATGCCGGATATTTTAAATTACCTGATCCTGTAGGACTTCAGGAAGATAATGAGTGGTTAAGTATACCACGAATAAGTAGGACTATTCCATTTGGTTATGAGGTATATGAAGAAGATAAAGACGTACTTATACCTATTGTAGAGGAATTGGAAGCTCTAGAATTAGCAAAAGACTATTTGACAGAGTATTCTTATAGAGATGTAGCAAGGTGGTTAAGTGACAGAACAGGACGACAAATCTCTCATATCGGACTTAGAAAACGGGTCCAAACAGAAAAGAAAAGGAAAAGTAAGGCAGCTACATATAAAGCATGGGCTAAAAAATATGAAGTCGCCCTCAAAAAATTTAAAGAGCTTGAGGAGAAGCGTACAGGCGCGAAAGAAAACACAAGAAAAGAAAGAGAAGAACAACCTATTGCCTAAAGCTGAAGTAAAAAAGCAAGAAGATTTATCCCTAAAAGAAAAATATAATATATTATTCGAGCCTAATAAGGGACCACAAACAGATTTTTTAGCTGCTTCAGAACGGGAAGTATTATATGGTGGTGCAGCAGGTGGAGGAAAAAGCTATGCAATGTTGGCTGATCCTCTTAGGAATTTAAGTCATCCTCAATTCTCTGGTCTACTTTTACGTAGAACGACAGAAGAATTAAGGGAATTGGTTTGGAAATCACAAGAGCTTTATCCAAAGATTATTTCTGGCATTAAGTGGTCAGAAAGAAAGATGCAGTGGACCTCCCCTTCAGGCGGAAGATTGTGGCTGTCATATCTAGATAGAGATGATGATGTACTCCGTTATCAAGGGTTGTCTTTTTGCTGGATAGGTTTTGATGAGCTTACGCAATGGCCCACACCATTTGCGTGGGATTATTTAAGATCAAGATTGAGGTCTACTGCGACCGATCTTCCAGTATACATGAGAGCTACAACAAATCCCGGTGGTGCAGGACATGTCTGGGTAAAAAAATACTTTATAGACCCTGAATCGCCCGGCTCGTCTTTTTCGGCTACTGATGAGAATGGAAAAGTTTTGGTATTTCCTCAAGGTCATACTAAAGAAGGCGAGTCTCTTTTCAGTAGGAAGTTTATTCCTGCAAGACTATTTGATAATCCTTACTTAGCTACCAGTGGTGACTATGAAACAATGTTGTTATCGCTACCGGAAAATCAACGTAAAAGATTATTAGATGGTAACTGGGATGTAGCAGAAGGTGCTGCATTTCCTGAATTTGATAGAAAGGTACATGTAGTTGAGCCATTTGACATACCAAAAAATTGGTCTAAGTTTAGAGCCTGTGATTATGGTTACAGTTCTTACAGTGCTGTTCTATGGTTTGCAGTTGCTCCAGATGGTCAATTAGTTATATATAGAGAGCTTTATATATCAAAAGTTCTTGCAAAAGACTTAGCTAATAAAGTATTATATTTGGAAGAAGATGATGGTGTAATGCTCTATGGTGTTCTTGATAGTTCTTGTTGGCATAAAAGAGGGGATACAGGACCAAGTTTGGCAGAACAAATGATTTTAACAGGATGTAGATGGCGACCAAGTGATAGAAGTGCAGGTAGTCGTATTTCAGGAAAGAATGAAATACATCGTAGACTACAAATGCAAGAAGCTTATGATGACAATCCTCCAGTTCCCGGTATAACAATATTTCATACTTGTAGGAATCTTGTTTCACAACTTCCTGCAATTCCTCTTGATAAAAAGAATAATGAAGATGTAGACACACGATCTGAAGATCATTTATATGATGCATTAAGATACGGTGTAATGAGTAGACCCAGACGAGGGATATTTGATTTTACAATTGAAAAAATGAAAGACAAGTATGTTCCATCTGATGCAACTTTTGGGTATTAAAATATGGTAGAAAAAAACTTTGAAGAAGAAGATACTTTAGTTTTAGATGAAAAAACTAAGGATAAAGAATTGTCTGGTATAATTAGGTTTATTGAAGATAATTTTAAAAGATCGAAAGATTCCCGTAGATTTGATGAAGAAAGATGGTTACAGTCCTATCGTAATTATCGTGGTATATATAGTCCAGATGTACAATTTACAGAAGCTGAACGATCTCGTATCTTTATTAAGATTACCAAAACTAAAGTACTGGCTGCTTATGGACAGATTACAGATGTTCTATTTGCAAGACAAAAGTTTCCGTTAAGTATTGAACCTACCATATTACCAGACGGCGTTACGGAATCAGTACATTTTGATCCTAATGATAAAACAGAAGAAGCGCAACAAGGAAGAGAAGAAGAAGAGGAATTTCCTACAAGTCCTTATGGTTTTCCCGGTGATGGAGAAGACTTATTGCCGGGAGATACTGCTTCAAGTTTAACTGAACGTAAACTTAAACTTGGTCCTTTACAAGATAAACTTTCAGAAATTGACGGGTTAAAGGAGGGAGAAGGTCTTACACCTTCAGCAGTAACTTTCCATCCTGCAATGGTAGCTGCAAAGAAAATGGAAAAGAAAATTATGGATCAACTAGAGGAATCTAGTGCAAGTAAGCATTTGCGTTCTTCCTCTTTTGAATGTGTCTTATTTGGTACAGGTATTATTAAGGGGCCATTTGCAGTAAATAAAGAATACGCTAGTTGGGATGAGGAAGGAACGTATTCTCCTACAATTAAAACTGTGCCCAAAGTAAGCAGTGTATCTTGTTGGGATTTTTATCCAGATCCCGATGCAAGTAATATGGACGAAGCTTTATACGTAATTCAAAGGCACAAACTTTCTAAAGCTAAATTATATGAATTAAAAGAACGTCCTCATTTTAGAGAAGAGTCCATTGATCTTTGTGTTGAAATGGGTGAAGTATATTCCAGTGAATATTGGGAAGATGACTTAAAAGATTATTATCTTAATGATCATCCTGAACGATATGAAGTATTGGAATATTGGGGTATGATGGATACTGAAATGGCAAAGGACTTTGGTTTGGATTTGCCAAAGCAGTTTAAGGATGTAGATCAAATACAAGTAAATTGTTGGATATGTAATAACTTTGTATTGCGTCTTGTTGTAAATCCATTTAAACCTACTCGTATTCCTTATTATGCTGTACCTTATGAGCTTAATCCTTATAGCTTCTTTGGTATTGGTCTAGCTGAAAATATGGACGATACACAAACCTTAATGAACGGGTTTATGAGAATGGCCGTTGATAATGCTGTTCTAAGTGGTAATCTTCTTATTGAAGTAGACGAAACTAATCTTGTTCCCGGTCAGGATTTACAAGTATTTCCCGGTAAGGTATTTCGTCGTCAAGGTGGTGCTCCGGGGCAAGCTATCTTTGGTACAAAGTTTCCAAATGTTAGTAATGAAAATATGCAGTTATTTGATAAGGCTCGGCAGCTTTCCGACGAAGCTACGGGCCTTCCTAGTTTTGCACATGGACAAACGGGTGTTACAGGTACAGGTAGAACTGCTGCAGGTATTTCTATGCTTATGGGTGCTGCTGCAGGAAGTATCAAGACTGTTGTAAAAAACTTTGATGATTATCTATTGCGTCCATTAGGAGAAGCTTTCTATAGCTTTAATATGCAATTTGACTTTGATTCTGATGTTAAGGGTGATCTTGAAGTTAGGGCGCGTGGAGTTGAAAGCTTAATGGCTAATGAAGTCAGAAGTCAACGTCTGTTGCAATTCCTGCAAGTTGTAGCAAATCCTGCTCTTGCTCCATTTGCTAAATTCACTTCTATTATTCGTGAAATTGCAAATTCAATGGGACTTGATCCTGACAAGGTATGTAATACACCTGAAGAAGCAATGAGACAAGCAAAGATATTACAACAGCAACAACCACAACAAACTCCCGCTCAACAGCAGCCGCAACCTCAACAAGCTCCCGGTTTAAGTCCTAATGATCTACAAGGTGGTGGCGGTGGTAATATTGGTGTAGGGGCTGTGCCTACTCCTATGGAGGGACAATTTAGTGGAACACAACAAGCTCCTCAACAAGCTCAAAACACTGGTCAACAACAGCCGCCAGTGGGTCGCGTTCAATAATTACATTGATTGGATGATTATGCAACAACAGGCTACTTTAGAACAAACAGATAACTCTGTGCTTATTTGTAGAGCACAGGGAGCCATTATTACCTTGCGTAAAATAAAACAATTAAAGGACGAAGTTAATTTACATGGCTAATGGTTTAGGTAAAAAAAAGGTCTTAGCCAAGAAGATACAATAAAATTACGTCAACGACTTGAAGGTATTGAAGTTGAACCTGATAAACCTCTTGTTCAAGGTCAAGGAATAGGAAGCCGCTCTGTAGAACAAGAAATAGGGCCGTCAGTAGAATCTACAGATATTGCTACAGAAGTACCTTCAACAGGATTAGGAAGTCCTATTACAC